TTGGCTGCTCTTTCAAATTGAGCTGCTCCGCTTTGCATTTGAGCACTAAATTGAATTGCTGCTCTTTGTCCGGCAAAGGCCGCCTCATTCATAGCTTGAGCTACGTTATGTGCGGTTTGAATCCTATTATTATCAGCTTCTTCTTGTATTTTAGTGTAATTCTTTACACCTTTTACAACTTCATTATTATCGATGAATCGTGCATCCGATGCTATCTTAGCTCTTTCCGCTTCACCATCGATAGCCAATTGTGCTACTTCTTTAGTTTGTTGTATTTGCGCTTTCATTGGAGCACCAAAGTAATCCATTGCGGCTTTACCTAATGCTGCACCTAATGCAAATACAGCTGCTTTGAAAGCAAATGTATCCTTTATGTTTGTTTTTAATAGAGTGTTTAACTCACTCATAGCGGGTATTCCGGAGAAGCTACCCATAACGTTATCTAATGCGTTAAACTCTTTAGTAGTGGCTGTAACACTTTTGGCAAATTTTTCGGTTTCATCAGCCATTCCATTTAAGGTATCCAATACTTGCTGGCCATTATCACCCATTTGAGCTAAAGCAGCTACCGAAGCATCAAATTCTGCTCTTGCTCTTTCTATGGCTACCCTTGCTTCTTCCTGTTGTTTACCAGTCATAGCCGTTCTATCTGCTACACGTGCTACACTTTGTTGATAAACTTTGTAAGCATCCGTAGCTTTTTGAGCTGCTTTAGAAAGTTTAGGGTCTGCAACACTTTCGGTTAGGGTAGCTATACTTGATAAACTATTTTTTTGTCTTTCTAAATACTTTTCACCTTCTTTATATAACCCATGTTGTTTACCAACTTTATCAGCTATACTACCTAGTAAATCTTCGGTATCTTCTAAGAATTTATTATTTCCTCTGATAGCTTTAGCGCTATCCTCTATGGCTTTTTTGTTTCTTTTTTGGGAATTTATGTTTTTTTCTAATAATACGTTTTCTTTTTCTAAAAGTTCAAGTCTTTGAAATTGAGCATCATTTATCGCATTATCAAGAGCATATAATTGTTTCAGCTCAGCTCTATTAGCTTTGAGTTGTGCCTGATTTTCCTCTAAAGTTTTTTTAGATTTAGCCAATTTACTCTAATTTAAGAAACGTCAATATTGTATTTTTTTATAAAATCATCTAAGTCCGCTGTAGAATACCCCTTAGATTTCATCCATTTGTATTGCTTAGCTACATTATTATCGATAGTTTTACTTAAATCATCCCATAATGCGGCAACTTCAGGACTGGCTTTATATAATTTATTATTAAACTCATCTTCCTTACCTTTTGCTTTTGCAATAAAAAAGCTTTGTAAAAATTTGGTAAGAGCGCCTTCTTTTACTAATATTTTTTTTGACATGGATTTCCTATTATGTTTATCTATAAATATAAACAATTAATTAATTTATCTCCTTCTAACTCTACTTGATGCTTTTGATTTAGATGTAGCCGCATCCATCTCTTCTTTTTCTTTATCCTTAGCTTTGATAAGTTCTCTATAATAGAACTCTCTAAGTTTAATAGGCATATAGTAAACATCGTGCCAATTGAATCCACCATTGGCATAGTAAACCATCTGAAAAATCTTTTGATGGAGAATAACCGAATAATTACTCGGCAGGGTAAAAAAACCCAATCCCAAAGGGGATTCTTAGTGCCTCCGTCTCACCTGTTATTGGGGATGTATAATCAAATGTAAGGTCTAAATCAGGTGTAATTCTATTTACCTCTTTTCTTAATGCTTTTGAATCTCCAGCCAATAATCTATTTGAAACGAAATTACTGATGTATCCAAACTCTCTATTACCATCAACTTCTACAATCATTCTTCTATATCTTGTAGTAATTTCGTTTGATGTTTTTAAAGTTTTTTGTGATGCTTCAATATCTTTGTTAATTGCAATTTCATCTCCATGTGTCAGCAACTTAAATTTAATAGATGTTTTTGAATTAGGTAACACAAAACTATATTCGTTTTGTCTATTCAATAAAGATTCATCTATTTCTTTTACTTTTATTGTAGTTAAATCGATTGTAACTTCAGTTTCTTCTGAATCAAATGGGTCAACTATTTTAGTAATATACTCTGGTCCAAATGCTAATATACGAGATGTAATCAAAATAGCATTTTTATCACCAATTACCAAATCATTTACATTAACTCCCGGCTCTACTACAATTGATTCCAATAATTTATCCAATTGAATTCCTTTCTTAATCAAATTTGTAGATGTAAGGATATCTTCTTCCTTAGCAGTCATTAATTTAATTGTAATTTCTCCTTTAGATAGTGGAGATGATTCAGGGTAAACCAATCCTTTAGATGGTAAAGTAATAACTTCAGTTGGAAAAGGAAACGATTTTGCTTGCGGTTGTGCAGTTGGTTGATTTCCTAATCCTCGTGTAACTTGTTGTTCTACGTTTTGTTGTTCCATAATAATAACTAAATTGTTGTTTATATATAAGTATATATAAAATAAATTTTTGTCAAATAAAAAGGGGTAGAAAATCTACCCCCTTTTAAAAAATCACTATTTTAAATTTTACAATTAGAGATTAGTACTCAAGAATTGCGTAATCATAGCTTAAAGTTAATTCTATCGATAATGGGTCATTTGAAGCCCAATCTAATTCACCAAAGTTTGCCGAAGAAATAAATGCTCCTTTTAAAGTCCATTGTTCTACTTTATCACCTACTGGTCCTAATAGATAGAATGTAATATCCTTCTTATAGAAAGCTGCGTATCCATCTCTACCTGTTAATGATTCGTGTGATTGTCTAACCCACTCCATAACTTGCTGTGCACCTGATGGTACAATTGGGTCATAAAGAGTGATATTCACATCATCCCAAGTGGATTTACCCTTAATCTTTCTTTTAATGTTGATATGGTCTAATTCAACTACTTCCGAAGTGAAAGTTGGTCTACTAGCCGTTTTTATCATATATGATTCTATACCGTCGATTTCCATTATAAATCTGTTACCTAACTTTGGTTCAAAGTTGGTATAGAACATTTTATCAAACTCTAATACTTCTGGCATCTTATTTTAATTTAATTGTTTTCTTTATATAAATATTTACTTTTGAAATTATCCGTTAAAAGTTGCACCAGTTGGTAAGATGTTGAAATCAATTTGAATGAATTCAGCTGTCTTAGTTGGTTGTAAGTAAATAGCGCCTTTCATAATGTTTCTATCAACTACATCTGGTGTGTTGTTAGTTTCATCCATTACTACTCTGAAAGCGTATAAACCTTGTCTTTGTTGGATTGATTCTAAATAAGGATTAACGATATTTAAGAATCTATTTCTCGTTGTTGATGTATTTTGCTCAAACACTAAGTACTTAGAAGTTGAAGCGATATACTTTCTAACAGTCAATAATAATCTTCTTACATTGATTCTATCTAATGCTGAAGGTTTATCTTGTAATGTTTTTTGGCCCCATACTACGATACCTTGTCCTGGGAACTGGCAGATTGGGTTTACTTTTGCTTCGTATAATGTATCTCTTTCAGATTGAGTTAATCTATCTAATACATCTACTGCTCCGATTAAACCACCTCTATTCAATCCAGCTGGTGCGAACCATTCTGCTGCTACTCTATCGTTTGCTGCGAATACTGCTGGCAACAATACTGAAGGTGGAACAGTTACTAACTTATTAGTGTTAATATCAATTGTTTTAACCCAAGGATAGTAAGTTGCTGCGTAGTTAGTATCTAACTCACCTGCTTTTGTGTTTGTTGAAGATATTCCAACACCTGCTATTGCCATTTCAGTAATGAAGAACGCATCTGCTCTTTGTTCAACCATATCAACAACTGCTGTGTGAACATAAGAGTGGTCATTCTTAGTTACGCCTGGCACAACAATCATATTGATATCCCACTCATCTGCATTTGATAATGCGTTGATGTGTTTCATATATGCTACTGAACCTGAAGAAGTAGAAGATGATAAGTTAAATCCTTGTGTATTTCCTGCAGTAATATCAGCTCCTTTATAAATTGGAGTT